TGGGTGCGTGCCATGATGTCTCGCAACCGGCAGCAGCTTGTTGGCGGCATCGTTGCTCAACCCGACATCGCGCAGGATCGGGTCGGCCTGCTGGACCAGCGTCGGGTCGATTGCATAGTCTTCGAGCGCCAGTTCATACCGTTCCGGGGTCAGAGTGGCAGGCGGCGGCGTGACCAGCGCTGCGCCGGTTGGGTCGCCAGCCACCGCCAAGGGCGCCTGGCTCTGTTCGGTGGGTGCTGTCTCAACCGTCGCGGGGGAGCTCGTCGTAACGGGCACGGTCGCGGGGACGTCTTGTGTCACGTTGGTTTTCCTTGCAATTGAGCGCTTCGGTCAGGCTGAGGCCAAGCGTGGTGATCCCATCGGGATCGGCGCTGCGCACTGCTTCGCTTTGTCCGGCGTGCACCAACATCAGCAGATCAAATCCGAGGGCCCGGCGCCCTTCGAGATGGGCCAGATCGCGGCTCGGTGCCGTGCTGGCGGATACGGTATGGCCCAGGATTCCCGCACTTTGGATCGCGGCAAACAAAAACCGGCGAAATTCGGCGCGGGCGAGCAGAAATTCGGCATCCTTTGGGTCGAACGCCATTGGCAATGTCCAGTTTGAAAAAGCGCCGGTCAGGCCGGGGGCAACAATCGCGCAAGCAGGCTGTCGCCATTGCCGACATTGGTTGCTGCGAGCAGTCGCGCCGCATCGGCACCGGCCTTCATGGACGGCATCGCGGCGAGCGCCTGCGCGGTGGCGGTCTGGGCCGCACGTGCCTTGCGCAAGGCGGCGACTTCGCGTTCGGGCCGGATCAGACGGGCCGGCGCCCCGGCACGATAGCCGTATTCGTCGACTGCCTCGTCGAAATCGATCATGTCGAGCGCCTCGGGATGAACGGCGGCCAGATTGCCGACAAATCCGACCACGCGCTCGATTTGCCCTAGCCCGACCATGCGTTGCATCTGCTGCAGGATCGACACGAATTCGACATTGAGCGGCTTGTTGGACAGGGCCGCCGGAACCGGCGGCAACATGCCGCCACGTTGCAGAATGCCGAACGCACGCTCGATCGCGATTTGCAGTTTTTCGTTGGTCACCCGTTCGATCACCGGGCCCAACTGGGTCAGCTTTTCCTCATTGCGTGACGCGATTTCCTCGACCGTGCGCGGCTGGATACCGGCCATGTTGGTGATCGCGTTGAACAAGTCGGCATAGGCCAGCGAATCGATCTGCTGGCGACATTTGTCCATTTCCTCGCCAATCGCCGCCACCGCCTGATACGGCATCTGGTAGGGAATGAAAATCTGGTCGCGATCGACCCCGGCCGCGGCGACCACGCGCCCCGGTTCACCGGTCAGGCGCACGTTGGGCGGCGCGATCTTCTCGGGTTTGACCATCTGGTCGATCGCTTCGTTGCGACGCTTTGCCTGCATCTGCAATTCGCGCAAGGCGGGCAGGGCCTCCATGCCGGGCGACACACCATAAGTATCACCGCCCACGACATCCCAGCGGGGCGCCCAGAACGGTTGTTCGTTGTAACCCGACAGGCGCAACAGGCTGTCCGACCGGTCTGCCGTGTCCCAATAGATCGATCGCCACGGCTTGGCGCCGAATTGCAGCGGGTTGTAATCCGGATCAGGCTCGATGGCGTGATAGATCTCGACCGCCGCCTCGTACTGGCTGCGGTCATAGAGCGCGCGGATCACCGGCGAACAGGCATTGCCAAACGTGTCGACCGCCTGTTTTACGCTCATCGGGCAAACCCGATAGAGCGTATCGGGCACCAGCGCGTCGGACAGCCCGATCCAGTATTCGCCGAATGTCAGCGCATGGCACACCGCGCCCGCTGTCGGGTGCTCGACCATCACGCAGCCCTCGGTGCCGAACAGCCCCATCTCGCCATAGCCGGATTTGGACGCGGCATAGAAATTGGTCGACGCGAAAAAGGCATAGAGCCGTCGTTCGACAACCGACAGCCAGGGCCGCACGCCGTTGGCTTCCATCAGCGTGTCGTTGGCCAGCTTCAGCGTGAACCAGGGGCGCGATGCGCTCGACAGGCCGCTCGTCATGCCGTTGGTCAGCGTGCGGAACGCCTCGATCCCGTGCGGATCGAACAGCGTGCGGTTCCACATCCGGCGCCGTCCGCCGTTCTGGTCCTTGCTGCCACGCAGAAATCGCGACCGGGCCGGCTGGGCAAACCGCGCGATCTGCTCTGCCTCGGACTCGTAATCGGCCCGCACATTTTTCATCAGGGCCAGCCGCTGTTCGCAGTGGCTGCGAAGGGTCTCGTTGCCATTCATGTCGCGCTGCGCTCCTTAACCGAGCGTCGGATTGGAAACGGTCGGCGAACCGAGCACGCCTTGTGGCCCGGTGACCATCCCGGCCAGCACGGTGCGCTGCCATGCCTCGGGATCAACCGAGCCTGGCAGCGCGCCCTGATCGGGCAATTGGGTCGGCTGGCGAACCGGGACCGTCGGGATCGTCGGGGTGGTGCACATGCTCGCCTCCTGTGGTTGATGATCGCGGCTTAAACCGGCGGTGACCGGGTTTGGATCGCGAGGGACACATTGGTTCAATCCAGCTCGGTGTAACGGTCCTCGTCGCGCATTGCGGCGACCCGGCCGGGATCGAGCCAGTTGGGCATCCGGCGCGGCAGCACGGGCTCGGCAAACGTGCAGGCCAGCGCGTCGGCCCAGTCGGGGCTGGGCAGCCCGCGTTTCTTCATGTCGACCTTGCGCTCCAGCCGCACGCGGGTGTCGTCGGCGGCAAACCCATAAGTCGGACCGGCCAGATCATCGCGCAGGCGCGCGCCATCGGGGATCGCCCCGCGCCGCAACCAGGCGCGCATCCGCGTCCAGATTTCGGCGCGCTTGTTGGCGGTATGTACAGCGACGCCGGGCTCCAGTTCGGCGTCGCGGCCTTCGCCGCCGAACCACACTTCGATCACCGGCACATCGCCAACCAGTTGCCGCAGGCGGTCGACGATCGCCGCACCGATGTTGCCAGCATCGACCATGATCGCGTCAGGCTGCCATTTCTGGGTGGCCAGCGCGATGTCACCGGCCAGGCTCATGGCATCCGCGCCGCGCCAGGCCTGCCACGGCCGCGACCGGGCATCGGTGCCGCAGCGGATCGCCAGGACACTTTCATCATCACCATAGCGCGCGCAATCGACGCCGAAAATCATCGGTTCGCCACCGGCCAGCACCGGTATCTCGCGCATCTGTGCTGCCTCGATCTCGCGCTGGCCGATGAATTGCATCGCATTCGCCGAGGGAAACCGGCCAAGTACCCGCACCCGCGCAATATCGGAATCTTCGCCGAATGTGTGGACCAATTCGTCGAGATAGGCCTTGTTGGTGCCTTCGACATCGCGTGCATCAATTTGCGCGCCGTGCCACAGCGCGCGGTGGCGGCCAAAACATTCGCGAAACGCGCCACGCGCGTGGGTCGGATTGCCGAACGCCAGCCAGATGATCTCGGTATCCGCATCGGTCAGCGCCCCCAGCGCCACTTCCCAGACTTTGTCGGCAATCCCCGAGGCCTCGTCGAACACCAGCACGATCCGTTTGCCCTGGTTGTGCAATCCGGCAAAGGCTTCGGTGTTGCTTTCGCTCCAGGTCACCAGATCGCAGCGCCACGATTTTTCGCGGCCCGCCATAGTCGAGGTGATCGCGGTTGCCGAATGCCGGAACCACGCGCTCGTTAACGCCAGTCCAGCCCATTTGGCGAGTTCGGGCGCGGTCTTGGTACGCAATTGCGCCTCGGTGTTGGCGGTCACTATCACCCGCGTGTCGGGGCAGGTGTCGAGCGCCCATTTGACCAGCATGCCGATCAGTGCCGATTTGCCGATGCCGTGGCCCGATGCGCGCGCGACCCGCAGCGGCTGAAAACGCCGGGCCGGGTCCGACAGGTGATCGCGGATTTCGGCCATCACCGCGCGTTGCCAGGTGCGCGGTCCGGCCATGTCGGCCAGGTCGCCTTCGCCCCAGGTAAATGCATATGTCGCATAGCCGAGCGGATCGGCGGTGAAGGCGCCGATGTCGTTCGCCAGGGCCAGCACCGGATCGGCATCGGCCATTGCTGGCGCGTCATGCACGGGAAGGGTTGATTGATGCATCCGGTGTGGCCGTATCCTTGCTGTCGCGCTCCCGATGCACCCGCAAACGCGCGCGTTGGATCGCGGCGACGGGGTCACCGGCACTCGACAATTCGAAATCCTGGCGGGGTTTGCCCCACGCGCGATCGAGCACGGCATTGGCCGCACTGACCCGTGCCGTTGCCGGGGCATCGCCATTGGTCATGATCGCGACCAGCGTGGCCAGCGCTTCGCCTGTGTGGGTCCTGGCCATGGCTGCATCACCGCGGCCTGTGGCCACAGGGGCCGGGGCACCGCGGGGTTTGCGGGGACGGGCCGGTCTGGCGGGTTCAGCGCGCGGCATAGGGCTTGCGATCACCTGGCAATCCCATCGCCGCGGCCGAGCGCGCGCCGCGGCGCACCAGCGGTCGGTCGCCATGCATCGACGGGTGGCGCGCGGTCTGTTTCCCGGTGGCGACGATTTCGACCAGGCGAAATCGCTGAAACCTGCTGACGCGGATCAGGCCGCGGCTTTCCAACTTGCGCACCAGTTTGGGCCCCATCGAGGTCGAATTGAACCCGGTGGCAACTTCCAGATCGATGTTGACCGGGCAGGGGTGGCCATGTTCGGCCGCATGGTTGATCAACCGATAGGCTATCCGTTCGGCCGGGGCGAGCTGGTCCGCCATCACATGCGGGGGCAGGGGCATCGGCAGACGATTGCTGTCGCAGTCGTCATCCCAGAACGCGTCGAGGCAGTGGCTGGCCGTGTGCATCGCGGTGATATCTCCCGATCGGGTCAATCCAGGGCAAAAGGCGGTGGGGCGCCTGCTTGACGCACCCACCGCCAGAGGTTGCGCGCGCCGTCAGGGGAAACGGTCGCGCGCCTTGCAGCCGGGGCCGGTGGCTGTGTCACCGGCAGGGACCGGGACCATTCCCGGTCGGCACCGTCGCCAGCGGGGGAGGGGGGGGGCGACTCGGTGACTTGGG